GTTGAATTAGCCGAAGAGCAGGCTATTAATACTATTTTTGATCAAAATAGATATGAACTAACTAAAAAACGTTTTTATTACGATATAGCTGTTTTAGGTATTGGCGCTATAAAAAGTAATTTTTCAAAGTCAGAAGGAATTACTATTGATTATGTAGACCCCGCTAATATTGTTTATTCGCACAGTGAATCCCCATATTTTGAAGATTTATACTATGTGGGTGAAGTTAAAACAGTAACAATAAATGAACTTAAAAAACAATTTCCTCTTTTAACGGATGAAGATTTAAAGGAAATAGCAGATCAAGGGTCGCAAGAATATAGCGTTTATAATAAATATAGAACTGATCGCCAGAATAAGGATACAAATTCTATTCAATTATTATACTTCAATTATAAAACATACATGAATGAAGTATATAAAATAAAAGTTACAAGTACCGGCGGCAATAAAGCATTAAAGAAAGACGAAAACTTCAATCCACCAAAAGACTCTAGGGCAATGTTTGAAAAAATAGCCAATTCATATGAGGTTCTTTATGATGGTGTATATGTGCTGGGATCAAATAAACTTTTAAAATGGGAGCTATGCAAAAATATGGTACGCCCTAAAAGTGACGCGAATAAAGTTCGTATGAATTACAGTATCGTTGCTCCAAGAATGTATGCGGGGCGAATTGAATCATTAGTAAGCAGAATGACAACATTTGCTGATATGATTCAATTAACTCATTTAAAGTTGCAACAAGTTTTATCAAGGGTTGTTCCGGATGGTATTTATTTAGATGCCGATGGCTTAGCTGAAATAGACTTGGGTAATGGTACAAATTACAATCCGCAGGAAGCATTAAATATGTTTTTCCAAACAGGATCAATTATTGGCAGATCATATACAGGTGACGGCGATATGAATCCTGGTAAAGTACCTATTCAAGAAATAGCGTCTGGCTCAGGTAATAATAAAATAGCGTCATTGATTAGCACTTATAATTATTATTTGCAGATGATGCGGGATGTTACAGGTTTAAATGAAGCTCGTGACGGAAGTACTCCAGACAAGAATGCTTTAGTTGGTGTACAAAAATTAGCGGCTGCAAATTCAAACACCGCAACTCGACACATATTACAAGCAGGTTTATTTTTAACGGCTGAAATGGCAGAAAAGGTTTCATTAAGAATATCTGACGTCCTTGAATACGCTCCGTCACGCGAAGCATTTATACAAGCTATCGGTGTACATAATGTAGCAACCTTAGATGAATTAAAAGAATTACATATATATGATTTCGGTATATTTATTGATTTAGCGCCTGATGAAGAAGAAAAGCAAGTGCTAGAAAATAATATACAGGCGTCAATTGCGCAAGGTGGGATTGATTTAGAAGATGCTATCGATATACGGGAAATTAAAAATGTACGATTAGCAAACCAATTATTAAAAATCAAACGCCGCAAAAAACAAGAGCGTGATCAATTGGTACAACAACAAAATATTCAAGCACAAGCGCAAGCCAACGCACAAGCACAGCAGGTAGCCGCTCAAGCGGAGGTGCAAAAACAACAAGCTTTACTGTCTCAGAAAGCACAATTAAAACAATTAGAATCACAATTAGACGCTGAGCGTTTAGAACGCGAAGCAAGTCTCAAAAAAGATCTTATGCAGTTGGAGTTTCAAATGAATATGCAACTCAAAGGCTTGGAAGTTGATTCACAAAAACAAACAATTAAAGAAAAAGAAGATCGCAAAGACGACCGCGCGAAATTGCAAGCAAGTCAGCAAAGCGAATTAATTAATCAAAGAAAAAACAATTTACCGCCTAAATCATTTGAATCATCAGGTAATGATATACTTAGCGGTGATTTTGACTTAGGTTCTTTTGAACCTAGGTAATTTATAGTATATAATCTTATAATATCTTATCATGTCTGAAAATATAGAAGCAAAAGTTGTAGACGCTGAAGAAATGTCTATAGCTGAAAAAGAACAATTTGTTCAAAAAAAATCAGGGGCTATTCAAGAAGATGGCGTATATAAAGTAAATTTAGCCGAGCCTCCGAAACAAGAAGAACCAACCGTTAAAGAAGAAGAAAATGCCGTTCAAGAGCAAAGCACAGATGAGGTTCCTGTACGCGACGAACCCGCAGCTAGCGAAGAAATGGTCGAAGAAGTACGGAACACAGAGGAATCTGCCGAAGAAAAAGAAGAAGTAGTTTTACAAGAAATTACTGAAGAAGAGGTTAAAGAAGAAAGCGTACAAGAAGAAGCAAAAGAATTAGCTAATGAAGTTACAGAGGCTATTCAAGAACAAAAAGATTCTGGAATTGAGCTTCCTGAAAATATTAAAAAAGTTGTTGACTTCATAAACGAAACAGGAGGGACGCTTGAAGATTACGTAGCATTGAATAAAGACTATGCACAAGTGGAAGATATGGCTTTACTACGTGATTATTATAAACAAAACAAACCGCACTTATCTGCGGAAGAAATTGATTTTTTAATTGAAGATAGCTTTTCGTTTGACGAAGACGTTGACGATGAAAGAGAAATTAAGCGTAAAAAACTTCGCTTTAAAGAAGAAGCTGCGCAAGCAAGAAATTCTTTAGAAAAATTAAAAAGTCAATATTACGAAGAAATAAAAGGTGGGTCTCGATTAACGCCTGAGCAGCAACAAGCTGTTGAATTTTTTAATCGATACAACAAAGAAAACGAAGAGTCTTCCAAAATTGTAGAACAACAAAAATCTGTATTTTTAAATAAAACTAATAATGTTTTTAACGATCAATTCAAAGGTTTTGAATATAAAGTCGGTGATAAAAGATATAGATTTAATGTTAAAAATGCAAATGAAGTTAAAGAAACCCAAAGCGACATAAACAATTTCGTCAAAAAGTTTTTGAATGAAAGTAACGAAATGTCAGATGCTAAAGGGTATCATAAATCTTTATTTACAGCAATGAATGCTGATGCTATTGCGAATCATTTTTATGAGCAGGGTAAAGCCGACGCTTTAAAAACGAGTATGCAAACTGCTAAAAATATTGATATGGATCCTAGGGGGACTCATAATAAAACAATAGATGCAGGAGGTATGAAAGCAAAAGTTATTAGCGGGGAAAATACTTCGAACATAAAAATAAAACTTAAAAATTATTAAAACTTAAAAAATGGCAATTACATTTCAAGGAGGTTCATTTGAAATCTCCCCAGTAAAAAGAGCTCTAGCAAGTAATTACTTGAGCTTCACAGACGCTTCAAGCGACTGGTCACAACAATATCTCCCTGAGCTTTACGAACAAGAAGTAGAGCGTTACGGGAATCGTTCAATCGCTTCTTTCCTGCGTATGGTAGGTGCTGAAATGCCTATGGCTTCTGATCAAGTTGTTTGGTCTGAGCAAGGGCGTTTACATCTTTCTTATGAAGATGCAACTATTACAACTGCTGCTAGCGGTCTGATTACTATTTCTGGTGGTCACGCTATCCGCGTTGGTCAAACAGTTGTACTTTCTGACGGAACTACTACTACTAAAGGATACGTTTCTGCTACTCCTTCGAGTACTACTTTGAATGTGCTTCCTTATGACACTGATACATTAGATACAAATTACAACGATGCAGCAACCATCGACCTTTTTGTATTTGGTTCAGAATTCGCTAAAGGAACTAACGGCATGGCTGGTAATACTTTATCTCCTAGCTTCCAAACTTTTGATAACAAACCAGTTATTATTAAGGATAAATTTGAAATTTCAGGTTCTGATGCTTCTCAAATTGGGTGGGTTGAAGTTTCTGGCGAATCAGGTGAATCAGGATTCTTATGGTACCTAAAAGCTGAAGGTGAAACTCGTACTCGTTTTGAGGATTATCTTGAAATGACGCTTGTTGAAGCTGAAAAAGCTGTTAGTGCATCTACTATTGAAACTCAACTTGGATATGACTCAGGAAAGCCTGCGGGCACAGAGGGTCTTTTCTCTGCTATTGAAACTCGTGGCCACGTTGCAACTATGTTTGACGGCACTGGCGCAACCGCTACCGCCGAAAGCAAGACTGACGTAACTAATCTTATCGCTAAGCTTGATGCTCAGGGTGCTATTGAAGAGAATATGCTTTTCTTAAATAGAACTACTACACTAGCAATTGATGATTTCTTAGCTGCTCAGAATTCTTATGGTTCAGGTGGTACTTCTTATGGAGTATTTGAAAACAGCGAAGATATGGCTCTTAATTTAGGGTTCAGCGGTTTCCGCAGAGGTTCTTATGACTTCTACAAAACTGACTGGAAATACCTAAATGACGGCAACACTCGTGGATTGATCAACGATATTAAAGGTGTATTGGTTCCTGCCGGTACTTCTTCTGTATATGATCAAGCTATGGGCAAAAACATCCGTCGTCCATTCTTACACGTACGCTATCGTGCTTCTGAAGCAGATGACAGACGTATGAAGTCTTGGGTAACTGGATCTGTTGGTGCATCTACTAGCTCACTTGACGCTATGGAGGTTCACTACCTATCTGAAAGATGTTTAGTTGTACAAGCAGCTAACAACTTCGTATTATTTAACTAGTACTTATTAAAAGTCTGGGGTGCTCATACGGGCACTCCGGCTTTTATTATTAATTTTTTTTATTTTATTATATCATGGCAAAAACAAAAACCGCTACAGAAGTAGCACCAAAATGGGAAGTGAAAGATCGCTTATATGTACTTAGAAGCGGCAAATCTCCCCTAACATACACAATTAAATCAAGAAACTTATATTGGTTTGATAATGAAAAAGGGTATGAAAGAGAAGTTAAATATGCTGTAAATCAAAAAACACCTTTTGTAGATGAATTTAAAGGTGATGCAAAATTAGAGCATATTGTTTTTAAAGATGGCGCTTTATTTGTTCCAAAAGAAAAACAAACTTTACAAAAATTATTATCTCTATATCATCCTTTAAGAAATAGAACTTATTCAGAAGTAGACAACGTTAAAGAAGCTGAGGATCAGTTGGACATTTTAGAAATGGAAATTGACGCGCTTCAGGTTGCAAAAGAAATGGATATTGACCAAGCAGAAGCTATTCTAAGAGTAGAAATAGGTAATAAAGTTTCTAAAATGACTTCTAAAGAACTTAAAAGAGATTTATTATTATTTGCAAAAAGCAACCCTGGTTTATTTTTAGAATTAGCGAATGACGACAATATAAATGTTCGCAACATGGGGATTAAAGCTGTTGAGCAAGGCGTGATTATTTTATCAAATGATCAACGCACATTTAAATGGGCTAGTAATGACAAGAAATTAATTACAGTACCATTTGATGAAAATCCGTATTCAGCACTAGCTGCGTACTTTAAAACTGATGATGGTATAGAAGTATACCAATCAATC